TAATATCTTTAATATGCTACCAGGCTCCGGAAAATTTAATGGATTATATATATTATTTGTAATACAAATTATCCACCATGCCTCAACTTGTCCAAAAAAATTATATGCCAATTTAGGCCATGTGTCTCCCATTATAACTGTATATTCTTCGTATAATTTTTTATTTAAATCAGAAGGTATTATAACAGTTTTAAGCATATTATAAAAATATTTATCACTTAATAATTCATTGTCAATATATACATTAAATATGTTTTCCATATTTACAGTATATAATTTTTTTGTTATATTTTTTATATCATTATGTTTCATGGTTTATTCATTTCAATACTGCACTAACTTTACTATATGATTCATCTAAAACGGTATCTAATAATCGACGACTTTCAAGAATAGTTTCATGAATACCAATATCCAGCCGCCACGCATCTGGTATATTAAATTTAACCCCATATTCAGGTAATAAATGATTATGCATTGCCCCTACATTTGTTATTTTCAAATCATTAACAACACCAACAGGAATATATTTAATGCCAGGTATTACTATTTCATATATACAAGGGGGTACATAAACAATCGCATTGGGTCTTTCTAATATATTTTGTCGCAAAAAGGTGTATAAAAATGTAAAATTATTATAAATATCTATTTCTGGGTCATAGGTGTTAATTAAATAAAAAGAAAAAGTGAAATTACCCCAACTTTGCCCTGCCCAGTTTTCTGGTTGTTCTACACCCGCCCATGCGGTATAATCTCCTGCTTTAGCCAATGAAAGTTTTATTATTTCATTTTCTAATCCTGGTCCTTGTCCTTGCGCCCATTTTTGGGTTACTCTATGGTGTTCATCTGTTAAATACGGTAAGCAATACACATTACCAGTTTCATTTGCTTTATACAGATTTTGATATGGATTATCTTCTTTTAGTTTCTCATCAAAATCCGCCCAATAAACAGCCGCGCGTTCAACAGCATTACCTTGCTGTTGATATTCTGTCATTATTATTTGAGGCACATCCTCTAAAGTGGTACTATAAGCGTCAGCTGCACACCATCGACCGTCTATATTGTGTACTATATCATAAACTTGACCTATATTTTCTACCATATTTTTCCCGCCTTACATTGTATTTATTTTTGATACTCCACCTGTAATTCTTTCCCATGCCTGTATTCTACACAAATAAGCTGGATCACGTATACCATTATATGAACTATCTGATCCAACAGGTGGACTTTGAGGTGTAGGAACAGGAACATTCTTTTGTGTTTGTCCTTGCCCGAGTTGTGAAGATTGTTGTATACCCTTATCAATATTTTGAAGTGTTATTGTATTTTTTGTTTGGTCAAATGCGTTTTTTATTTCATTATTCATTATTGACTGAATACCGTTCAATGGTTTTAATGATTCTTCAATTGAATGTCCTTGAATAGTATTTAATATATTTTCAAAAAAATCATTTTTAGAAGGATCTGAATTAACATTAACCATGCCCCCATGTTTAAATTTAGATACATCATTTAATGAATTATTTATTATTATATTTTTTGGTAAAGTATCATTATTAATTTGTTCTAATATGGGTTTATATTTTTGTGTAGATTCCTTATTTATCACATATTCACCCGGAGTTAGCATAGCTGGAACAGTATCTGTATTTCCGATACCAGGCACATCACCACCAATATTTCTATATAATACTTGATCATTATTATTTTGTGATGTTTGAGTAATTATATTGTAAATGTCAGTAACAATTTGTTGTAAACTTGTTTCATTATAGTAATTTGATTCAATATTATCTGAAAGTCCCTCTGTTTTATTAATAAGCGATGCCGATTTATTAATAATATTTTTGCTGATATTCGAGTTGTTAACCGTCTCTTCATTTTGAATATTTTTGTTAACCGTTTCTTCATTTTGAATATTTTTGTTAACCGTTTCTTCATTTTGAACATTTTTGTTAACCGTTTCTTCATTTTGAACATTTTTGTTAACCGTCTCTTCATTTTGAATATTTTTGTTAACCGTTTCTTCATTTTGAATATTTTTGTTAACCGTTTCTTCATTTTGAATATTTCTATTATATAAAGTATTATCGTTTATTTTTGTACCAGTATCATGTTCTGTCATGTTAATATCAGATGTTGTATCGAACACATTATCCAATATCGGAATATTATTTTTTAAATTTACATCTATTTGGGTATTATCTATAAAATTATTATTTTTAGACATTTGGGGTAAATTATCAATAAAATCAACAAAAAATTTATTTATAATTTGAGTTGATATATCACTTATATTTTCCTTTTCATTTGGCCATTTTATTTTTTTAATTTCATCATTAACATTGTTTATAATATGATATATGTTTTGAAAAGCTTTTTGTTTATTGGAAAATTCAGTAATTGCATTTAAAATATCTTCTTTTTTAATATTGTTTTTTTCTTGAATTTGTCCAATTAATACGTTTTTCAAATTGTTCAAAACAGAAAGTATATTTTCATCTGAATTTTCAGTTATATTTATAATATCATTAATATTCGCTTGCTTATAGAATAATTCCGGTGTTTCTACATTTTTTATGTGTTCATAGTTGTTTAATAAATTTGATACTTTATTTTTTACGCCCAAAAAGAAATGCTGTAGTTCTTCGGGGGTATATATCCCGTTAGAATCTATATTTTTAAAAATATCTTTAAAGGTTTCCATATTTACATACTCCGCCTATTATAATTTGGGATCCCTGGCCGTGATTGTTTTTCAACATTATTTGTTGTTTTTAATACATCTTTCTTTTTTGCCTCTAATTCATTGAAAAATGACCATATTATTTGACGTTCAAGATGTGTTAATTGATCAGAATATGATAATGATACTCCTATTTTTTGCAAATAAAATTCGTCCTTTAAAATTTCTATTACATTGCTTTTAAATAGCAACTTTAAGAAAAAATAGAATTTATCTAAATCATAATTTAAAGTCTTACATAGTGTATTAGTACAATTTTCAATATTACATTTAAAATCAAATAATTTGTATTCCATTTGTAGTTGTTGTATTGAATTTAGCATTTGACTTATAAGATCTATGGATAAATTATCAAAAAATTGATATTTATTATTTAATTCTATATATTTACCGGTAGACTTATTCTTTATGTTTGTTATATATCTATCTATATTCAATACAAACGTTTTTTTTATTGCATCTACTTCATCTGTAAATGCAATTGTTTTTAATTTATACATTATATCTATTTCTTTTTTTATGCTAGGAACCGACATTTCTATAATGTAGTTATTATCTTCTATTTTTTTATCAAAATTATTTTTTTTCCAAATTTTACTATATAACTCATTTAATTTTATAGTGTATTTATGTTGTTTATTACATTTACTACAAGTAATAGTTAAAGGTATTTCCAATCCTATACTTTCTATTCTTAATCCTATGGCAATCAATAATAAATCATGTATATTTAGTTCGTCAACTATTAATTTATTGCTATTTTGAGAAAAAACATCAACCAATGAATTTAAAAATTCTGTACAATATATATCATGTGATATTAAAGCGGCCTTACATATACCTTTTTGTTGAAGAGTATTAATTTCATTAAAAGGGTGTATTGTGTTTATCGAAGGAATATATATGTCAGTTTTATATATACTCATAATTATTTTATTCTCCCCCTTCATACCAACCCTGAGTACTATACCAATTATAGCCAAATTGTACATCGCGCACCATTAAACCATCTATGTGATCATATGATTCCGTTCCTACGGTTTGTGGAAACGCACCGTGAAATGTATATGATTTTCTTATATAATATTCTGTCGGATTATTTATTTCATTTATATTAAATCCAAGTAAGACTACATAAATGTTTGTTTTTACACTTTGTATTTTAAGCCCATTATGAGCAGTATAAATAAGCCATGGACGAATAACTGTTTCAACAAAAGATGAATTGGTTTCAAAAAATTTAATACTAAGAGGTTCAAAATCTCCTCGTCCACCACCAATTAATCCTGCAACTTCTCCTCTTCCATAATTGTCTATTTTTTTTCTAGAGACCAAATATGAATCACCTGGTACTATTACATCAGATACAAACATGTTACCGTTGTTATATATCCACTTTGAATCAGTTGTGCGTATATAATTTATACGATCTGGTTCAGTTCCATCCCAAGCATCAGTAGGTCCAAAGGCCGCCCCGTTATTATCTAAATCACCCAATAAAGCTCTTTTTTCATTTAAAATTGTATATTCACCTATGTCTACTTCTGCGCCTAATCTTCCATCGTCTCCTGTTCCTATATTTAAAATATCAGGTAACCTAAAAGATACAAACCATAACGGTTTTAATGCCATCTGAGTATATGGTGTTCCTATATTTAGGGCTTCCCAAAAAAATTGTGGGGATCGTTGTATCATATAATATCCTTTATAATTATTTATGCTATGGGCCAAAAAAAAGCGCCCTGGGGCGCTTTTAAACATTTGTTTAATTAACAATTATCTTCAACATCTGGTTCCATTCTTGCCTCAGGACAATCAATAAAATCAAGTTCCCACCATTGATAAGCTAATGTAACCGGCAAGTCAACTATAGCCCCGTTACCGGTTTGGTCATAATTCATATCACCAATACTTACAGGATATACACCAATTAATGAATATTGTCTATAAAACTTACCAGATCTATCATGTAATGCTAATGTGGCCGTTCGTTCCATAGATGGGACATTATAAATACCGGCTCCTGGTCCGTCGGGCGCAATTTCTAGTTCGGGTTGATCAAACTGTGTAAATATTTGATGTTGCCATGTCTCTATTTTATGTCGAATATTAAAAGTAAGATCGCAACGAAACTGCACTGTCCATGCTTCATTACCTGCATATTCAGCAGTTCCTGGTATATTAAATTTCATACCCATGAAATTTGTGGGTTGATTATGAATTTGATACTTAGGAAGAGATGTAGTTTTAATAAAAACATTATCTTCTTCTGTTATAAAGCCATTTCCAATATCAATTACTCTTAATTGAAAATCACGAGAAAAATCTCGCTCTAACGCTTGTTCGTAAAATGAACGCGGTAAAAAATTAGGTTCTAATGCCATTATAATGCTCTCCTTTTATTAAATTAATTCTGAAAACTCCTGTCCAGTTCTTGTTGCAATGAAACTGATCAAGATAAATTCTGCAGTCTTAACAGGCTTTAAGTATATATCTACAATTAGTTCATTGTTGTCAATTGTATCTGGTGTATTATTTCTTTCATCACATACAATCATGTAGTCATATAAACCTTCGTTATTCTTAGCTCTCTCGAATATCGGTCTTAATGTATCTACTAATCTCGTACGCGTGAATATTGTATTTTGTTCAAATACGAAGTATCTAGCGACAGCTAATGTTGCTTTTTCTAACACCAAGAATAATCTACGCACATTAATGCGATCAAATGCACTTGGAGTCTTCAATAGCGTCTTTTGGCCCCAAACAACGAATCCATCTTGAGGGAAGAATACAACAGGGTTGATTGAACTTCTATACAATAGGTCACGTTGTTTTTGAGTTGTGTTATATCCGATTTCTACAATTCCGCCAATTCTTCCGCGATTTAATCCCGCAGGAGCAAACCATGGGAAATATGTACGATCCACATCACACATAATTCCTGCAGCAAATCCAGAAAACGGCATCCAATGAAATTCCGAAGATTCCGTATCTGCAACTTTAACCCAGTTAGCATATGTACATGCATAACTAGTACTTGTTTCTGCATATAGATTCTTTAATGGCCAATATATATGTTGTGGGAAGTTTACATTTACCATTTCCCCGTCTTCGTCATCCCACACACGACATTCTGATACAAGTTTGTTACCTTGTACAAAAATATGTCTTACTGGATCGGCAATAAATAAGGTTCCAGGTCTCCGTGTGAATTCTACAAATTCTCTGAATATTTCAAATACCGCTTGGTATTCATTAGCTATAAAGCTATCACGCCCACCTGTTTGGTTTGGACCATATTCTGCCGCCATAAGAGGTTTTGTAATACCGTCAGAATCGTTTATATTAGGATTTGCTTTATCGGGTTTTTCATATCTATAATTGGTATCATCTGGCAAATATTGACCAGGATCAACCACATTTCCTTCTAAAATACCAGGTAAGTAAATGTCCTCATAATATCCACCGTCCCAATTTTTATACAATTTATGATATCCTGAATTTTTTCCGGTAGAAGTATTTTTTATTTCATTTGCAACTGCATTAAATACACTAATGGTACCTAAACCACCTTCAACAAGAATATCTAAAGGTACATAATCAATATTTTCTGCTAGTCTTAATGCTCTTTCAATTTTACCCCACAAGTTTCCAATTATTTTCGCTTGATTCTTTGAATATACAGGAACATAAGGACCAATTGCAAATCCCGACATGCTGTCATTGTCGATAACTACATCTTTTGTAACTTCAACAGTGTCAACTTTATTTTTCGGATTTGGTGCTTTTCCGTTATTCCAATTAATTCCTTGGGAAATAAGCGGATTTACTACTACTTGAATTGTATTAGAAGATGAATTTACCACATCTTCAATAAAGAATGATTCAGGCGTGGTTCCCCTAGGTGGAACTTCTTGTCTATTTGCATTTAAGCTACCAACATAAGATTCTGTTAATACTTGATCTAATACTATTTGTTGAATTCCACTATTATTATAAATAGATTTTCTTAATTTCATTACAGCCAATACAATAGTATCATTGTATTTAGATGGTGTAATATCCCAACTTGGAATAGATTCAATGATTTCTGATGTTGTACCAGAACTCATTCTATATTGACCCGTTAATTCAAAATTAAGGGATGTTGGTTTAACCATTGACCAAGTACACGCAGAATTGTCATTAGTTAATGTTTGGAAACTATGCACTGTATCATAATCAGTACCATATCCAATTGTTTTATTAGTACCCATAATAATATAGGATCCTTCAGCAATTTCATTTGTTGTACTGCGAACTTTATTTAAAACAATTAATGCCGCGCCGCTTAATGAATCAAGATCAGTAAACTTATTTGAACTAGAAACAAGATCGGTTAATGTATTTGCCCACATAAAGTTACCATGGATCAAATTCTGATAATCTTTTTCATCAATTATTATTTGTTTTGGTGTACCTAATTTTACAGTTTGAACGTCTATTCCACTTGTCCCCGCAATAGCATCAGTATATTGTTCATCACCCCAAGCAATACCAGACATTTTTAATGTTTTGTATACGTCAGTTTTATTGGCTTCAGTTGAAGATTCTGCAGAAACTGTATATGATTTAACTGTTAAATCAAACGGTATATTCTCCCATTCTATTGTTCCTCCAGATAAATATGCATTATAAACATCACCCGCAGTTAAATCAGTGTAATTTCCTGTTACACCCCCCATAGACGATACTCCTGTAATAGCACTAGCCGTAAAGCTATTAAAATATGAGGATCCTGCGCTAGCATTATAATATGTTGCAAGGTCAGCATCATTAGAATCAAAAGTACTAACAGCGGTATATGTTACAGAAAAATTAGCATATTTATTTGTATATAATGTTGCGGGATATGCTAATACACTATATTCCGAACCATATCCCTCACCGTCTTTTTTACCATACGGAAGTCTAGTAGCAACTAAATTTCCATTTTTTAACATTATTTCTTTTGCTGTGTGATAAAAATAACGCTCTGCCGCGTTTGTAGGACGGCCATAAATCATTTCAAATTCAGACATAGATGTCACGTTGATTAATTCATCAATAGGACCTTGTTTTGCAAATCCCATTGCCATTACATTTGTCCCAACAAGATTGCGTGTATATAGAGAATAATCAAGTTCACGAATCTCTACGCCTGGGCTTTCAATTGTTCTATTAAATGCTAATGCCATATTAATACTCCTTTAATTAAATTCTGTAATTATTTACCTTATTTATGTATTCTTTTTGTTATTTATATGAAATTATCTTTCAACATCAAGCAATGTTACATCTAATTGATTAAATACCATTTCACACGTACAATCTATTTCTTCAGGATCTCTTACATTATATTCAATTTTTCCTAAGGAAGTAATTAAACAACTGAAAAAATCAAACCGTATTTTATGGTTATTATATTCATCCATACCAATAACATGTATATCGGTTACAAAATCATATTTTTCTTTAGGATCTTTAAGTCCAGTTGCCTTAGGGCCACCATATAAACTATCCCTTGGATGATTTAAAATACTCAGCCATTTCCAAAATAGCCAATAGTTATTATATTCATTATCTACAGCAAAATTAATTGTTATAGGTTCATATTTTGGTCTTGAATAAGAAGATGTATTATATACTTGCCCCGCATATGGCACATCAATGGAATCTGATTTTATTGCAGGTGCAGGACAATTATATAAAGAAAATTGCACAGAATCTAAATTTGCAAACCTATCACGTCTTACGTCTTTTGATATAATAGTTTTCATGACTTTAGGTATATTAAAAATCATTATAAACTTATCTTTACGAGATTTGTTTAGAACTGCTTGTTCTACAATAGTAGTTGGAATTAAGTCACTCATGATAATTATTTATTCATTAAGTATCAAAAAAGTCCCCACCCCAACGTGTTTCAGTCCAAATTTTCCATCCTTCAGATTCTAATTCATCTACTCCGGAGTTTTTAGAATAATTAAAATAAGCCGGCATTGGGGAATCATTATCACTATAATATGGATCTAATTCATAATCCCCATCTAATGAATCTAAGATTTTTTTAATTTTTAATGGTTTACCACGTGAATCATATTCTAATACTTCAAAATACTCATGAACTAATTCTTCATGTAATATAAATAGGGCCCAAATCATTGCATGAACTCTATCGTCATATAAGTAATTGCCTGGTTTTTTCTTCCATGTTCCATTTGGATATCTAACAAATGTTTCTAATTCTTGAATAGTAGCTAAATCATATATATCAACTACTTGTAATGAATTAACCCAATATCTCATATTAGTAACACCTTTATTTTTTGAATTTGTATGTGAATATACACCCAATCGTCCTTTAGTATTTTGATTTTCAGAGGCATAACTTACAATATTAGGATATTTATGTATTTCTTTTAATGCATCAATAACCTGTCCACCAGGCCCGTTGCGTTCTATAAGTAATGGTGGTGTTCCCCATTGATGTCCCATTTTATTTAAAAATTCTGCAAAATGATAAGGTTCAATTGTTGAATTGTGAAATACAGCTGCTTGTTTAATATCAGTTAAATTGGTTATATCAAATACTGTTGCTACACTAGCAGCGCCACCAATACCCTCAGAAACATCAACACCTATAGTATATATATTATTTGGATTAGGATCTAACCAAACTTTATAATTTCCGTCTTCATATATATATTTTGGATTTCGTGAAGTATTTTTCATTTTTTCCAAAACTTCAGTATCTGTTGCGGTTTCACCATCATCAATAAAACTATTTTCAAACTCCTGTGCAAAAGATTTATTTTGTTTGATCATAATTTCTTGCATGGTGGCTTTCCATTTTTCATCTCTGCCGGGAATTTCCCACCAATCTATACGAAATGCTTTCCACACTTTTAATTCGCCGCGCTCAGCTGCAGAATATGTCTTATAAAATAAATTACCTGTTCCCTTTGGCGTACTAACTGCAAATATTTTGGTAGTTTTGCCAGAGGAAATAATAGGAATAACAGATTCCCA